GTAGATAGCTACGGTTTGGATGTAGTGGATTTATTTGATAGTATAATGAAACAAAACTTTAAAAAATGATATTTGCACGTTCACCGTATATTGTAACGATTGATGAAACAGGTCAAGAAAGCACACGCTTAGAATTGTTTATTTGGAATGGCACGGGCTCAGCTCCAGCGTTTCCGAGTTATTCACTTAGCAAACAAGTACCGAGCATAAACAACATAAACACGTACTACAATATCAGTCCGTTTTTACGTGAGTATTTCGACTTCAATCAATCAAACCCTACCGTATCGGGCACAGATGACCTAACAAATCAATATGCGTACTGTAACGTAACTTATAAGACTTATTACAGCATTGATGGAATTGAAACCTTAATAGACACATTCACGGACAAATGTTTTGATGGCTACGCGTTATATGAAAACGGAAGTAACTACTCAGGACAAAATGTATTATTAAGTGATAAGAGTTTAGCAGGTGGTAGCAACGTATATAATTATCCGTGTTGTGATTCTATTGATGGTGATTGTGAAGTTATTTATGTTTCATTTATTTATGATGGCGTATTTTATGGTTATGAATTACCTTTAAGAGACCCTGCGTTTTACGAATTAGCTATTGAGGTTGATGGTGAACAAATAGGTAATATTTATGTTATTTTTTTAGAGGTTGAGGTATGGGCGTTAGATATTTCTTTTGAAGACCCTAATTATCCAAATGCAAATTATTTGCATGATTTTACAGGTACATTTTGCCCTAAATTTGATGATTGGGAATTTGTAAGCGGAGATGAATTGGAAAGTGTGTCAACAAAAGGGTCTTTAGCTTGTTCACAAAAGGCAGCTGGGTTTTCTTTATTAACTGGTGAAGCTGGAGATAATAATTATTGGATTGCAAAATACACGGATGTTAAAACCTTAAATGTGTTTCAATTAAGTTTGAACACAAATACGGTTTACGATATTAATAAAGTTCACCCTCCATTTACTGACTTTGGGAACAAAGTTGAAATATTAGACGGCGATGAGGTTGTACAAGATACTTACTACTTCCTGCCTCAATGTGAATGTAAGTACGAAGTAATTACCTGCGACTTTGTTAATCGTTGGGGAGGTTGGCAACGTGAGTTCTTTTACAAGGCTTCAACTGAAAGTGTAGAAATGTCAAACACGCAATACAAGTTAAACCCTACAAATTTTCCGAATTACAATTTATACGAGGGTCAAACAAAGAATTTCAACACAAACGCGAAACGAAGCATAAAAGTAAATACTGGCTGGGTTGAAGAAAATTACAAAGTAACGATTGAGGAAATGTTATTGAGTGAGACTATACGAATAAACGGATTACCTGCGGTATTAAAAACCAAATCAGTTGAAAAATTCAAATCCATAAACACGAAAACAATTAACTACCAAATGGAGTTTGAAATGGCTTACGATGTGTTAAATACAATTATCTAAATGAGAACAGTTCAAATATACGTAGGTAGGGATGTAACGGATTTAGATTGCATTCGTGTTACGTTCACAATAGACGGTATTTCGCAAATCGTTGACGTTCCTATGACAGGAATGGAAAATGACAAACCAAAATACGAATACAATACCGATTTAAGTCAAGGCGATTATCTTGCAACTGAAAATGGTAGGAGAATATTAACAGAAAGCAACGATGTTTTTATTACAGAAAGTTCCGTATTTACGCCTTCAATTACTATTTTGTGGTCATCAATTTCAAATCAATGGTTAATTAATATACAGTCAAATAATTTGGATTTTGTATATTATTCAAATGCAGACATATATTACCCTTTTATAAACAACTGGGCGTATTATGGTGAGCCATTTTTAGAATTGGAGTATTTGGTAACTGAACAATGCAGGGATTTAAGATACGAAAGGTTAGAGCTATTCAACGATGAAAAAATAAACCTTACATTAAGCGTTCAGAATTTAAGTGATATATCAAAAACGTTTACGGATTTCAGTCAAAGTTTCACCGTACCGGGAAGCGTAGTTAACAACCGTATCTTTGAGCATTTTTATCAAAACGATGTTGACGGAACTTTAGATTATAATATTAAGCGACCTGCATACATTGAAATTGATTTTATTCCGTTCCGTAAGGGTGTTGTAATGCTCGAAAAGGCGAACCTAAAAAACGGATTAGTAGACAATTATTCAATTAGTTTCTTTGGTCAACTTACAAACCTCAAAGATATATTTGGAGAAATAAAAATCAATCAGTTAGATTTCAGTTCAATTTCTTTTCCGTTGACTGCAACGAATGTATGGAATAGAATTACTAATGATACGATTGACTATGATATTCGCTTTCCATTAATAGCTCCCGACAGATTATGGACGTATGCAGATGGTGGTATAAATGATATAACAATAAACGCAAATACCTTTACATATTACGAGTTATTTCCAGCGGTTAAGGTGGCTCGAATGTTTGATGCTATTGAAGAATATTTTGGTGTTAGTTTTATAAGTGATTTCTTTTCAGACCCGCGTTGGACAAAGCTATTTATGTTAGCCAAAAACACGGATGTAATTGATATAAACAAAATAACAACCAATTTAAGTTTTGATAAACAGAAACTGCTTTTTCATCAAATTGTAAATAGTTCAGCTCCCGACCCTGCAATAGACCCTACTCCCGATATTAAAATCCCTAATTCAGAAATATGGGTATTTTGGGATCCAGCTCCAAATGTTCAAAGGCACGAAGTAACATTAACGTTACAAACAATTTCGGGTGCTTCCGATTATTTTATTGAGGTCTATAATGGAAGTCAATTATATCAAACCGTGCAAGGTAGCGACACAAATCCTGCAAACTTTACAATTACTTTGCCAAATACGTCTGGTTTAAATAGCATTTTTAATTTCCAAATAAAGGCAGCTCAATCGGTAATTATTGAATATAATATAACATACAATATAGTTTCATTTTATAACGGAAACTTTGTCAATAATTTTGCTGAAGTTAGTTGTTATGCGACTACATTAACACGTGCGTTAAATCCTGCAAACACTTTGCCTGATATGAAAGTGGCTGATTTCTTTTCAGCTATTATAAAGCAATTTAATTTAACGTGTGTAGGTATAGACCAAAACACATTTCAAATAGAACCTTTAGAGGATTGGTATAACGACGGAGCTGTAATAGACGTAAGTAAATATATTGATAGTGAAAGCATTGATGTTGCGCGAGTTCCTTTGTATAGAAATATATCAATGAAATATCAGCAAAGTGAAGCGTTTACAAACAGACAATATTTTGCGATTTCAAACCAAGAATACGGAAACACGAATAACGTATTTAATTACGATAGTGGAGACTTTACAATAGAACAACCATTTGAAAATTTATTATTTACAGAATCAGTCGGAACAAACCCTACGGATGTTGCAATTTTAGGCTATCATTTAAACCAAAACTATCAAAGCTATATTCCAAAGCCAACACTACTTTATCAATATGGGGCAGCAACAGGAATAAGTCCAAATATTAAAATGTTTGACGGTGTTTCAATATACTACTCAATCAATAAATATATGCTATTCGGTCAAGATATAACCGTATCGGGGACAAAATATAGCTTAAACTTCGGTGCAGATAATTCAATTATTCACAAAGAGACAATACAAAATGGTTTATTTGCTACTTATTATTTTAGTTATTTATCAAATTTATACAACCTCAAACAAAGACTGACAACATACAAATCAATGTTGCCTTTGAGTATTCTAACAAGTTTGCGTTTAAACGACCGTCTTATCATTCGAGATAAGCGATATATAATAAACGATGTCAAAGTGGAATTAACGACGGGAGAAGCGACCTTAACGCTGTATAATGACTTTAGGCAAGTTGACTTAGGGAGTTTAATAATAGTTGAAGAACCAAATTCGAGTGTAACATTCACGGTTAAATATCGAAGTGGAAGCCAGTCGGCTACAATGTTCGGTGGCTTTATGACATTTGATAGTGAAACGGTAACGTGGGGTGCTGGAGATTATTCAGATAAAACGGTTACTGCTTATTATGAAAGTTTGCCAAGTCCTATTGAAAGAACCATTTTCGTAACGTATAGCGACGGTAGTGAAATTTATGTAAGAATAAAACAAGTATGATAAAGAATATAATAGAAATGTTAAAACTTTCTGAACACGTTGGTTTTAGCGAGAATATAGAAATAGCCAAAGGAAAACACGAATTAAAATCGAGTGTAAAAGATATTTGGAAACAAGCAATAAGAGAAATTAAAGCAAAGCACAATGGCAGAAAAAAGGGTAATTGAAGTAGAAGTAAAAACAAACGCTTCAAAAGTAACAAATGACATAAATAACGCAGCTCAGGCTACTGCTAATTTAGGTAATGCAACTTCGGAGGCAAGTAAAAAAGCTAATTCATTAAATGATATTAAGAATGTAATTACTGGAATGGTTCCGGGATTAAAAGCCGCTGAGGGTGGTGTCAACGCATTTAGTGGAAGTTTAAAAAGACTTTTAGCTAATCCCGTAATTTTAGTTGTAACTGGAATTGTAGCGGCATTAAAATTTATTTACGAAGCTTTCCAGTCTAATGTAAAAATCGGTAAAGAAATAGCCGCTGTATGGTCAGCATTGAGTGGTGTCGGTTCTCAGATAATGGATTCCGTAATGGGATTGGGTAGGGCTTTGGGATATGCGGCGGAGGCTGCTTTTAAATTTATTACATTAGATTTTGAGGGTGCTTCTAAAGCAATGAAAAAAGCAAATGAAGAAGCGGCAGGTTCTTACGACCAATTAACTAATGCAGTTAACGGTACAACATTTGCAATTTTACGAGGGTTAGAAAAACAACAACAAGCAAATAATAAAGCTAAAAAAGAACAAGCTGTTCGGGAATCTGAAATAAATAAATTACTTGTTCAATCAAGGGAAATTTTAACGGATGAAACTGAATCAATAAAAAACAAAAAGAAAGCACTCGAAGCTGTTACAAAGGCAGAAACAGAAAGCGCAAAAGAAAAAGTTAGAATTGCTGCAATTGATTTAAAAATATTACAAGATAAAGCTAAAGCATTAGGCGGTCAAGCTGAAAAGAAAATGAAGCAAGAAATTAGAGAGGCGACAATCGCTCTAAATGAAGCTGAAACCGAAAATGCTATGACGGGCATTAAATTAAACAAGCAGCGTAAAATGTTAGCTCGTCAAGAGAAAGAAGAAAATAAAGCGGCAGTAGACGCAGCAAAAGAAAGAATAAAAGCGGCGAAAGATGCGAGAGAACAAGAATTAAAAGCAAAAAAAGATGTAATAGAAAAAATTAAAAAAGCAGAACAAGAATATGCAGATAGTCTATTAACAGAACAAGAAAAAGAAAAAACAATTGTTACACGTAAATATGATGAATTATATAAGGAAGCTCAAAAATATAAATTAGACATTTCTAAATTAAAAGAAAATGAGGCAGCTGAGTTATTGAAAATTGATAAAAAATATAGCGATTCACGTGAAAAAATAATTAATGATTCAAATAAAAAAGCTAACGATTTACGAATACAAGCCGAAAATGAATTTCAAGCACAAATAGAGGCAATTGATGAAGCTAATTTTCAAGCTTCTTTGCAGAAAACAATGTCTGAGGATGAATATGCTTTGGAACTTGTTAGGCAAAAATATTTTACACTCGAAGAAGCTGCAAAAGGAAACGCAGAGCAAGAGAAAATAATTGCCGAAGCAAAAGGAGCAGAATTAGATGCTATAAATAAAAAGTATTTAGAAAAACAAAAGCATGACCAACAACAAAAAGTTGATTTAATTTTAAAATATGCTCAAACTTTTGGACAAGCAATGTCATCTCTAAATGGATTGTTAAATGTAAACGATGAAGCGCGATTAAAAAATGTAAAACAAGGTAGTAAAGAGGAGGAAGCTATTAAACGCAAAATGTTTGAACGTGATAAAAAATTACGAATTGTTCAGACTGTAATTGACACGGCTTCAAACGTTGTTCAATCGGTTAGAAATGGTGGTGGTATTCCTGCGGGTATTCCATTTGGAGTTGCGGCAGGTGTAATGGGAGCAATGCAAATTGCAGCAATATCTAAAGCAAAATTTGATGGTGGTGGCGGTAATAACACTCCTACTCCTGCTGGTGGAGGTGGTGGAGGTGCTGCTGTTATGTCTCCAAACTTTAATGTAGTTGGAAGTTCGGGAGTTAATCAATTAGCACAAATTCAGCAACAGCCAACACGAGCGTATGTAGTAAGTGGGGACGTTGCAACTGGATTGAGCCTTGAAAGAAATAGGTTACAAAATGCTTCATTTTAACGTTTAAAAAATATGGAATCAAAAAAGATTATCGAGTTAGTGATTGATGAAAACGATTTACAAACTGGAATCCATGCGGTTAGTGTCGTTCATTCTCCTGCAATTGAGGAAAACTTTATAGCTTTAGCAAAACACGAATTAGAACTAAAAGAGGTTGATACTGAGAAAAAGATTTTAATGGGTGCAGCCTTAGTTCCTAACAAACAGATTTTAAGAGCTGACAAAGACGGAAAAGGATATTACATATATTTCAGTGAGGACACTATAAAAAAAGCCTCAGAACTATTCTTAATGCGCTCAAATCAAAACAACGCTACGTTAGAACACAAAGAAAAGTTAAACGGAATGAGTGTTGTTGAAAGTTGGGTAATTGACAATCCCGAAATGGACAAATCTAAAGAGTATGGATTTAGTTTACCAAAAGGAACTTGGATGATTTCAATGAAAGTAAACAACGAGGGTATTTGGAAGGACGTAAAAGCAGGCAAGGTTAAAGGCTTTTCAATCGAGGGTTACTTCGCTGATAAGTACGAGATGAGCCAAGAGAAAAACGAACGAGAGGAAATAATTAATAAACTAAAAGAACTTTTAAAATAAACTAAAATGGCAGAAAAAATACCAAGCCCAAAAGGTGGCAAAAGAGGATGTCTTTGTAAAGACGGAAAATACTCAAGTAAATGTTGCGACGGAAGTTTAGAGGCGCAAGGAATAGGAAAAACAGCGAGTGTTTCAACTCCAAATGTAGTAGTTACGGAAGTGGATGGAGTTAGAACCGTGATAAGACAAAACGGATAAAAAAGTAACAGCTCAAAATTTAAAACGTTTAAAAAGAAAAACAAAATGAATACAAATCAAATCTTAAACAAAGTTCGTGTTTTACTCGGTATGGAAGTAAAACTTGAAACAATGAAATTAAGCGACGGCATTACGGTATTGGAAGCTGAATCTTTTGAATCTGAAATGGAGGTTTTCGTAATTACCGAAGACGACCAAAAAATACCAGTGCCAGTTGGTGAATATGAATTAGAGGACGGGCGTATCTTGGTAGTAGAGGTAGAGGGAATTATCAAAGAGGTAAAAGAGAAAATGGAAGAAGCTCCCGAAGTTGAAGTTGAAGAAAGCGGAACTGAAATTGAAATTGAAGCTGAAAAAACAACTCCTGCTACCCCAAAGAAAACTATCGAAAGTGTAGTTAAAGAATCATTCTTTTCAGAAATTGAGGAATTGAAAAAAGAAAACGAAACTTTAAAAGCTGAACTTTCTGCATTGAAAAATCCAGTTATCGAGGAAAACACGGAAGTAGAATTGAGCGAAGAGCCTAAGCCTATTGCTTTCAATCCTGAAAACGAAAATCCAATTGAGCGAATCAAAATAGCTTCAAAAAGAGGTCGTACTATTATGGACTCAATTTTGGATAAATTAAATAAGTAATTATAAATTTTTAAATAAAATAAAATGGCAACAGAATTAAACATTTCAAGTTCTTACCAAGGCGAGTTTGCTGGTAAGTACATTGCTGCAGCTTTATTGTCTGCACCAACATTAGAAAAAGGCGGAATTACTATCTTGCCTAACGTTAAGTACAAGCAAGTTATCAAAAGAGTAGCGACTGACGGTATCGTTAAAAACGCAGATTGTGATTTTGACCCTACTTCAACAATTACTTTGACTGAGCGAGTACTTCAACCTGAGTATTTCCAAGTTAACTTACAATTGTGTAAAACAGAATTCCGCGCTGACTGGGACGCTATTCAAATGGGTTATTCTGCATTTGATGTATTGCCTAAGTCTTTTTCTGATTTCTTAATTGCACACGCTGCTGAGAAAGTTGCTCAACAAATGGAGTTAACTATTTGGGATGGTAACAACAATTCAGCTGGTGAGTTTTCTGGAATCATGAGACAATTAGCAACTGACGCTTCTTTACCTGCTGCTCAAGAAATTGCAGGAACAACTGTAACAGCTTCAAACGTTATTGCTCAATTGGGTTCTATCGTTGACGCTTTACCTGCTGCTCTTTACGGAAAAGAGGATTTGAAACTTTATGTTTCTAACAACATTTATCGTGCTTACGTTCGTGCATTGGGTGGCTTTGCTGCAGCTGGTGTAGGTGCTAACGGTTATGACAACAAAGGAACTAATCAAGTTTTAGGAGACCTATTCTTTGATGGTGTTAAAATTTTCTTAGCTCCGGGTCTTGCTTCAAATACTGCGTTGTTAGCTCAAACTTCAAACTTGTATTTTGCGACTGGTTTAATGAGCGACCAGCAAGAAGTTAAAGTTTTGGATATGGGTGATATCGACGGTTCACAAAACGTAAGAGTTATCATGCGTTTTTCAGCTGATGCTAAATACGGATTTGCTTCGGATGTAGTTACTTACGGTATTACAAATTCAGCTAACTAATCTAATTTCAAACTATTACAAGGGTGGTGAAATAAACGCCACCCTTTTTTGTTAAACATTAAAAAATATAAGATATGAGCTGTGATATTTCACAAGGTAGATTGGAAGCGTGTAAATCGGGAGTTTCGGGTTTAGACGCAATTTACTTTATTAATTTTGGAGACTTCAATCCTGATTCTTCAACGGCAGGTGGTGATGTTACCTATTCAACAACTGCAGGATATGAGGATACAATTTCAGAAATTGCAAGTGTTTCTTCGCTTTACAAATTTGAATTGAAAGGAGCTAACTCATTTGAGCAAACTATTCAAACTTCACGCGACAACGGAACTACTTTCTTTGAGCAAGTTTTGACCGTGCAATTGAAAAAACAAGATGTAGCGACACACAAAACAGTTAAGTTATTAGCTTACGGACGTCCTCACATTGTAGTTAAAACACGCGATAATCAATTCTTTATTGCAGGATTGCAAAGAGGTTGCGATGTAACTGCGGGTACTATTTCAAGCGGTACAGCAATGGGTGATTTCAACGGGTACAACTTAACGTTTACAGGAATGGAAAACTTACCTGCTAACTTCTTAAACACAAATAGCGAAAGCGATATGGCTTCTGTTATTTTCAACGGTGCTACAATCGTAGATAATTAAAATAGTGTTTCTTCATAATATAGAGACCCTGCCTAATCGGTGGGGTTTTTGTATTTTTAGAAACAGAAACACGGATTGAACGTTTATATTATATGAACGTATTAACGACTTCAACTGAAACACAGCAATTGGTAATAGTACCACGTTCAAAAACGTTCGATGAATTGATATTTACGGATGACAGCACAAACATACCAGTAGAAATAGAAATAGATAGCGTTGAGGACAAAGGATATTACCAAGTGTTGAATGTTATTTGCGAATTGACTGAAAATCGTTTTTACAATATTGAATTATTTAACGATGGTGAGGTAGTTTTTCGGGGAAAAGTATTTTGCACAGACCAAAACGTAGTTAATTTCTCGGTTAATAATGGCAAATATACAAGCCACGCGACCACAAACCAATATATAACGTATGAATAACTTACATATATTAAATTTAGCGAAGTACGAAGCTCCAGTAATTTCAGAATCAAAGCGAAATGAATGGGTAACGTATGGCGATAATAATGAGTATTTTGATTTCCTTATTGAGCGGTACAAAAATTCAACTACGAATAACGCAATTATAAACAATATAAGCCGCTTAATTTATGGTCGTGGACTATTTGCATTAGACGCTAATAAAAAGCCGAATGAGTACGCGCAAATGATGTCTTTATTTAATCAAGATTGTTTGCGTAAATTGTGTTTTGAGTTAAAGGCTTTGGGTCAATGTGCTATTCAAGTTCATTATGACAAAAATCATAAAAAGATTTTAAAAGCTTATCATATTCCAGTACAGTTATTAGCTCCCGAAAAGTGTAATAAAGACGGAGAAATAGAGGCGTATTACTATTCAGATAATTGGGAAGACATTAAAAAGTTTCCACCGAAAAGAATAGACGCTTTTGGGTATTCAAATAACGAAGTCGAAATACTTTATATCAAGCCTTATTCTTTAGGTATGAAGTATTTTAGTTACGTTGACTATCAAGGTGCGATTAGCTATGCGTTATTAGAGGAGGAGGTTGCAAATTATTTGATTAACGAGGTTCAAAATTCTTTCTCAGGAACTAAAATCGTAAACTTTAATAATGGGGTACCAACACCTGAGCAACAAGATACGATTACAAGTCAAGTTTTAGGGAAGTTAACAGGGTCGCAAGGTCGTAAGGTTATTGTAAGTTTTAACGATAATGTAGAAACACGAACAAGCGTTGAGGATATTCCATTAAATGACGCTCCCGACCACTATACATATTTAAGTGAGGAATGTTTACGAAAAATAATGTTAGGTCATAATGTAACTTCACCTCTTTTATTTGGTATAGCTTCGAGTAATGGGTTTAGTTCAAACGCAGATGAGTTAAAAAATAGTTTTATATTATTCGATAACATGGTTATTAAACCTTTTCAAGACCTTTTAATAGCCAACTTAGATAGAATATTAGCTTTTAACGGTATATCGCTTAAATTAGCCTTTAGAACTTTACAGCCTTTAGAATTTACGGATTTAGAAAACGTACAAACCGAAGAACAAAAAGCCGAAGAAACTGGAGTTGAATTAAGTAAAGATTCTGTAATTGCACAATCATTAATTGACTTAGGCGAAGACCCTAACGAAAATTGGCTTTTAATAGATGAAAGTGCAGTTGACTATGATAACGATGACAAAGAAAACGAAATGCTCTCTAAAGAGCTAAAACCGTCGTTATTTAGCAAAATAGTTAATTTAGTTTCAACTGGCGACAATAGACCGAACATAAGAAGCAGTCAAGATGAAGTTATAGACGGAGTTAAATTCATAACAAGATACGTTTACGCGGGTGAAACAACTGACAAAAGCCGTGAATTCTGCAAAAGAATGATTGCTGCTAATAAAATATATCGAAAAGAGGATATTATTAGCATGGGAAGTCAAGCTGTCAATAAAGGTTGGGGACCAAATGGAGCGGATAACTATTCAATTTGGTTATATAAAGGCGGTGGCTCGTGTCATCATCGCTGGAATAAAAGAGTTTACGCAACATTTAGTGGAAAAGCTATTGATGTAAACAGCAAAGAATTAAAACAAGTTGCGGTTCGTAAAGCTGAAAAACTTGGGTATGTTGTAAAGAACGACCCTAAAGTAAGTACGCTTCCAAAGGATATGCCTAATCAAGGATTTTTACCAACTAATAAACGTTTTCAATAATGGCAGAGGCTTTATTTATTACACGAGATGATTTAGTTCGATTGACTGCATTGAACGGAAACACGGACACGGATAAATTTATTCAGTTTGTAAAAATCGCACAGGACATTCATATTGAAAACTATTTAGGAACTAAGTTAACTGAAAAGCTAAAAGACTTAATTATAAGCGGTGATATTGAAGACCCGTCTTTTTCTAACTACAAAGAGCTTTTAGAGAGTTACGTTAAGCCTATGCTTATTTATTGGGCGATGGTTGAATATTTACCAAATGCAGCATATACGATAGCTAACAAAGGTATTTATAAACACAGCTCAGAAAACGCTGAAAACGTGGATAAATTGGAAGTTGATTTTTTAACTAACAAATACACGAGCATTGCAAAGGAATACACGGATAGATTTATAAGTCATATAATTTACAACCAAGATTTGTTTCCCGAATACAATTTAAATTCAAACGGAGATACATATCCAAGTGATATTAATAATTATGGAGGCTGGATTTTATGAAAAAGAAAACAACTTACAAACCAAAAAAGGAAAATATTACCAAGTTACTCGTTTATTTAAAAAAAGCAAACCAAAATGTTAAACAACCTACTTAACCTCTTTGTAAGAAATTTAATTGGATGGGGTCAAGGAGTTTTAAATTTAATAGGTTGGGGTGCTTCGGGTCAACAAGGTGGGCAAGAAACAACTAACTTATTAACTGAATCGGGAGACTTTTTGATAACTGAATCAAATGATTTTCTTATTAGCGAATTATTAACATTTATGGGCGGTTTCGGAAGTATATATAGTAAGTCGTGGAGTGGTGAAACATTGTTAGAAAGATAAAATAAAATAAAATGGCAGAAATTAAAATAAGTCAATTAAATGCAGCGACCACCGTAACGGGTGCTGAGGTAGTACCAATAGTGCAAAGTGGAGAAACAAAGAAAGCTACACTAAACACAATTATAAGCCTTGCAGGTGGTGGTGTTTCAGACGGAGACAAAGGTGATATTACCGTAAGCGGTTCGGGTGCAACGTGGACAATTGACAATTCAGCGGTAACAAATTCAAAGGTAGCGAGTGGAATAGACGCGGCTAAAATTGGAAATGGTACTGTAAGCAATACAGAATTTGAAACATTGAACGGAGTTACTTCGGCAATACAAACGCAGATAGATTCAAAACAAGCTACATTAGTTTCAGCGACAAACATAAAAACTATTGAGGGACAAAGTATTTTAGGTAGCGGAAATATAGATTTATCAAAATCTGATGTTGGTCTTTCAAACGTTGATAATACTTCTGATGCAAATAAACCAGTTTCAACTGCTACACAAACAGCATTAAATGCTAAACAAGATACTTTAGTTTCGGGAACGAACATAAAAACGATTAACACTAATTCAATTTTAGGCTCAGGAGATTTAACAATTTCAAGTGATTTGGTTAATGATTTAACCCCGCAGCTTGGTGGCAATTTAGATGTTAACGGTAAAGAAATTGTAAGTACGGCAAATGGGAATATAACAATAGCTCCCGATGGTACTGGCGATGTTCAGATAAACACGGACACAATACGTATTGGGGATAATAATACCGACGTTACAATTTCAACTCACGGAACTGGAGATTTAATTTTAAAAACTCATAAAGGAGATGCAAGTCAAGGCTCAATTAGAATTTATGATGGAGCAAATGGCAACATTGAATTATTACCAAATGGTAGTGGGTCTGTATTAGTTGGAGGTAATTCAACACAGGCGACAGAGTTAAGATTTAGAGAGGATAGTGATAATGGAACTAACTACGTTGGATTAAAAGCAGCTGATAATTTAGCCGCGAGTACAACATACACACTACCAACAGCTGATGGAACAAGCGGTCAAGTATTACAAACAAATGGAAGTGGGGCATTAAGTTGGCAAGGTATTGTTTATACAATAGAATTAATGGTTGCTTTGACAGTTGATTTTTATGCTCCTTATAATTTAAAAATAAATTCTGTATCAAATGTTTTAAATAGTCCTACAACTACGGTTCTTGATGATGGAGCTTCATATACAGTTGGTGGTGGTGCAACAATAGCTTCTGGAAGTAAAATAACAATAACTGTAAATACGGCAGCGGTTGTAAACTTAAATATAGAGAAAGCATGATAAATAATCTTTATATAAAAGCAGGAGGAACTCTTGGCACAGGACAAACAGCTAAGTTGATGAAGACAGGTCAAACCACTTCATATAGAACTGGTGATGATGGTGATATTGAAGCTGGAAGAGCAACAGATTTCACAACACTTGCTGGAAATAATCCATTTGGAAACACGAATAGATTTACAGATGAATTAGGAGGTTCAACTTACACTAATGAAATAGTAATAGATTGGTCAACTTATGATGGAGCAACAGTATTAGGATGGCGAAGAACAAGTAATGGAGTTGATATAAATTGGAATGATTCTATTGATGGAGCATTAGCAGTAAGCATTGGTACTTTCACATCAGGTTGGAGGTTGCCAAACATTCAAGAGTTATTTTCATTATTAAATTTTTCACTTCAATTTCCATTTAATTATTCACCTATAAATTTAGGCACTGTAACAAATGCTTATTGGACAAGCACAACAAGAGAGGGGGGTACTACATTAGCTCATAGAATAATAAATTCACAATCAGGTTTTTCAACACCTGTAGCTAAAACAGCTACAACATCTAATAGATACATACCTTGTAGAGTATTCACAGTAACAGGAACAACTTTAACATAAAATAAAAATAAAAATAAAAAAATGGCAACTTATAAATTCCCGCAATTCAACGTTACAATTACTAACCCTATTGTAACAGTTACAATAGTAACAGATGATATTATAAACAGAGTATGCAGTGCAAACGTTTTGCTTACAACACCTTCTGCAATCTTTGGGATAGATTTTTACGAATATTCTTATACGCAAGATTGGAGCGACCAAGATATTATTGACTGGGTTAATAACGTAGAACTTCCAAAATACGAAGTGCAATGATTGATATAACCAAACTTTTAGAAATAATTAAAAAGCAAGGAGCAACTGGAGTTCTTGCAATGTGGTTATGGTACACACACAGCGAAGTACAAGAATTAAAAAGTAAGCTTTATGAATGTTATGGTAAGCAACTTGCTGTGGCATTTGAAAGAAGCATTGAATCTCATTCGTATTTTGCTATTAAACCCGAAGACGATATAAACGAAACGGCATGAGTTACGACTGGCTAAAAGAAGAAAAATCACCGAGAATTTTAGTTCAAGCTGTTAAGCTAATAGGAACTAAAGAGATTGTAGGTAAAGAACACAACCCAACTATATTATTTTGGGCAAAAGAATTAAAACTTTCAAGTGTTTACAATGCTGATGAGATACCTTGGTGCGGTCTTTTTGTAGCTTATTGTTGTAAGATGGCTGCATTAGACGTTGTTTCTAAACCGTTATGGGCGTTATCGTGGTCGAATTGGGGGTTTGAAGCTAAAGAACCAATGTTAGGCGATGTTCTTACATTCAAAAGAGATGGTGGTGGACACGTAGGAATCTATGTCGGAGAGGATAAAACTCATTATCATGTGTTGGGTGGTAATCAAAGTAACATGGTTAATGTGGTTCGTATTGCAAAAACACGATTATTTAAAGCACGTAGAACAGCATGGAGAATAGCGCAACCCCCAAACGTAAGAAAAATATATTTAGAACCTAAAGGAATAATAACTACAAACGAAGCATAAAATGGCAAA